GGTGTTAGCGTCATTAAGATTGATGGGGAATATTATGAGTTGCGAAACCCTTCTACTGAGGAGATAGCAGCAGCAGAGGCTTTCTATCTAGGTGGAATCACCTATGACGTAAGCCCAGGAGAGAAGGCTAGCCTAGAGGCAGCAGGATATACAGTGGAGACAGTATGAAACATTGGGAACATCATCCAGAACCGATAGATGGTTGCTTTGGTTGCAAGGCACTAGGGCTACAGATGAATGCAGGGGACGCTTCCTCACAGAAGCAAACAAGTAACAAGAAGTGGGAAGGCGAACTAGAAGCCTACCGCAGAGCAAGGGCTGAGGGTATTCAGCCATCAGGTACATCAATGAAAAAGATCCAAGAGGCTCGCAGAGCATCTGACGCTATGGGCAAAGCCTATGACGCCAATACTATGCCCAGCACAAACTTAATACAAAACAAGACAGTAGCCAAACTAAACGAAGTAGGAGCAATCTAATGCCAAAAGTAGGAAAGAAAGAATTCGCATACACCGCTAAGGGTATGGCTATGGCTAAGGCCGAGGCTAAGAAGACCGGCAAGCCAATGAAGAAGGCCGCTAAGAAGAAGACTGCTAAGAAGAAGCCTGCCAAGCGCGGACTATTCGGTGGTATGTAATCATGCCAGGCATGAAGAAGAAGGCTACGCCTTCACCTAAGCCAAAGAACACTGGTCCAATACTTGTCCTTCCAAATGGAAGTACTGTTGGTCTTAGAGATCTTGGTAAGGTAAAGCCAACTCCAAAGGCTACCGCCACACCTAAGCCAAAGGTTACTTCAAACCCAACTTGGCAGCAGCAACAGAAGAAAGCAGAAGCCGAACTTCTTAAAAGGCGTCAGGCTGATGCTAAGCGTACTGGTTCTTGGCCGAATGGTTACACCAACTAAAATGGACCCAAGACTAAAGCGAGCAGGAGTATCTGGTTTTAATAAACCAAAGCGTACACCGACTCATCCTAAGAAGTCACACGTAGTTGTGGCTAAGGAGGGCGGGAAGGTTAAGACTATCCGCTTTGGTCAGCAGGGCGTGACTGGTGATAGAAAGCCAACTGCACGTCAGGCATCATTCAAAGCGCGTCATGCTAAGAACATTGCTAAAGGTAAAATGAGTGCAGCCTATTGGGCGGACAAGGTGAAATGGTGAAAAAGAAATCTACAGTTAACGCTGCTGGTAACTACACCAAGCCAGCAATGAGGGCTGCTTTGTTTAAGAAGATTAAGGCTGGTTCTAAGGGTGGGGATCCTGGAGAATGGTCTGCGCGTAAGGCACAGTTACTTGCCGTGCAATACAAGAAGGCAGGCGGGGGCTACAAGTAATGGCACTTGCTAAATCGCAACAATCCCTAAAGAAGTGGACCGCTCAAAAGTGGAAAACTTCTGATGGTAAACCATCTAAAGGGAAAAAAAGATATTTACCCACAGCCGCTTGGGAGGCATTAAGCCCTTCTGAAAAAAGAGCAACCAACAAAGCAAAAGCAAAGGGTAATGCAAAGGGTAAGCAGTTTGTAAGACAGCCCAAGAAGATAGCAAAGAAAACCTCACAATACCGATAAGGAAAAATCATGAAAAAGATGACAAGCGGCGGACAACCTTCGGGATACAAGAACCCATCAGGGTCAAAGAAGGCATCAGCAATTAAGGTAAGTCAAGCAACAATTGACAGCATTAAATCAGCAGGAATGGCTGCTGCTCTCAAGAAGGCAGCAGGCGGAGCAAGTGCTGCATACGTCGAAGGCGTAAAGCGCATGTACGGTGCAAGCCGTCTAAGCGCAGCACAGGCTAAGGTAAAGAAGGCAGCACCAGGATCTGGTTCTGGAACTGTCAATCCTAAGCAGGCAGGACCAAAGGGTCCATCAACATCATATTCACCAGCACCAAGAAAAGCGTCAACATCGTATTCGCCAGTCAAGAAGGCTGCTCCTGTTAAAAAGAAGTCAGGCACAACAGATCCATTCGCTAAATTCGTAATGGATGTACCTCGCGCTCTGGCACAACCTTTCAAGAAAAAGAAGTAACTCAAAACTAAAGGACGTTAAATGACAACCACCTATACCAATATGGTAGACGAAGCACTGCTTAATCTATCTGGTTATACATTGAGGCAGGATCGTAGTACCCACCTTACGCAAGAAATATCAGCATCTGGCCTAACTCTTAACTTGGCAGATGTCTCAAACATTGGTAAAGGTGTTGTCGAGATTGACGAAGAACTACTTTGGATTGATAGTTATGATCGTGTGTCGAATACCGCTACTGTGGCTCCGTATGGCCGAGGCTATAACGGAACTACAGCAGCGGTACACACGGTCAACTCTCGTGTAACTGTTGCTCCTACCTTCCCTAAGGCAGTAGTTAAGAAAGCAATCAACGATACAATTGACGCAGTATTTCCTCAACTATTTGCAGTTGCGGTTCATGTCTTTAACTTTAACTCTGCTAAGACAACCTACAGCCTGCCAGAAGAGGCTGAGACTATCCTCTATGTCTCATGGCAGCCAACAGGATCTACTGAGGAATGGTTGCCACTTCGTAACTGGCGTCAGGATCCTCTTGCAAACACCACAGCATTTACATCAGGTAACAGCATTTCAGTCTATGACAATGTTCAGCCAGGTCGCAAGGTTCAGGTCTACTACACCAAGAAGCCAACTACCCTCTCAGCATCTGCAGGTTCTGCAGTATTTGAGACAGTCACAGGACTTCCATCATCATGCAAGGATGTCATCCTTTACGGAGCATCATACCGTCTTGCGTCATTTATTGACCCAGGCCGACTCAACTATTCATCTGCAGAAGCAGATAACGCAGATACAAAGATCCAGTATGGCTCCGGTGCTTCAACAGCACGATTCATGCTGGGACTCTATCAGCAACGCTTGAACGAAGAAGCAGGAAAACTTCGTGATGTTTACCCCACCCGAATCCACTATACGAGGTACTAATCAATGACAGTCCGCAGATACTCCTCCATCTCCCAAGAGACATCACTTACAGCAGCGCTTAACGCAACTGCAACTACTATGGTAGTAAACTCAGCAGCGGTACTTGGTAACATCACACCTGCTGCTGGTGAGCGCTTTACTCTCGTTATTGATCCAGATACAGCCCTTGAAGAAATTGTCTATGCCACATCACCTAGTTCACCTTCTAGCACAACAATAACAATTATCCGTGGTGTAGATGGAACTGGTACAGAAGGTGTTTCTGGTGTTGCTCACTCAGCAGGAGCCAAGGTTCGTCACATGGCTATCGGTGTTGACTTCCGTGAGGCTAACAATCACATCGAAGCAACCACAGGACACGGTGCAACTGGTGCTGTAGTTGGTACAACCAACAGCCAGACCTTAACCAACAAGACTCTTACCTCTCCAATAGTCACAGGGCTTACCCTTAATGATGGAAGCATCGTCTTTGAGGGTGCAACCGCAGATTCCTATGAGACAACACTCTCTGTAGCAGAACCAACTGCTGACCGTACAGTAACAATCCCAGATGCCACTACAACTCTTGTCGGCACAGATACAACTCAAACTCTTACTAATAAAACTCTTACTAGCCCAACCATTACTGGTACTGGTGCTATTGCAGGTACTTTTACAGGTAACCTTACAGGCAACGTAACTGGTAACGTTAGCGGTTCTTCTGGTTCTACAACAGGTAATGCTGCTACGGCTACAGCCTTGGCAACTGCTCGTACATTTCAACTTACTGGAGATGTAGAAGCAAGCGGAGTTACCTTTGATGGAACTGGAAACTTAAGTCTTACAACAGTAATTGGTACTGGAGTAATTGTTAATGCTGATGTAAACTCATCTGCTCAGATTGCTTATAGCAAAACTAATTTAACTAACAGCATTGTAAACGCTGACATTAATGCTTCTGCAGCAATTGATAAAACAAAGATTTCTGGAACTGCAATTACAGCAGGCGATACTGGAACAGTTACATCAACAATGATTGCTGATGGAACTATTGTTAATGCAGACATTAATGCTAGCGCTGCTATTGAATGGACAAAAATTGCTCCATCGTCAACAGTATCTGCAACAGAACTTGGATATCTTGATGGCGTAACTTCTGCAATTCAAGCACAAATTGATTCTAAACTAGCAACATCCACAGCATCAAGCACATATGCGCCTTTAGCATCACCAGCCTTGACTGGTGTTCCTACTGCCCCAACAGCAGCAGCAAATACTAATACAACTCAAATTGCTACAACCGCTTATGTGCAAACTGAAATCAATGATTTGATTGCTTCTGCTCCAGGAGCACTTGACACCCTTAATGAGTTGGCATCAGCCCTTGGCAACGACGCATCATTCTCGACCACCGTTACTAATAACCTAGCGAGCAAATTGGCCCTGGCTGGCGGAACAATGTCTGGTGCTATTGCTATGGGAAGCAATAAGATTACTGGTCTTGGAACTCCGACATCTTCAACAGATGCAGCAACCAAGGCATACGCAGACACAATGTTGCCTCTTGCTGGTGGAACTATGACTGGCTCTATTGCAATGGGAACCAATAAAATTACTGGCGTTGGTGACCCAACAAATGCACAAGATGTTGTTACAAAGTATTATCTTGACAATGTTGTTCTTGCTCCATCAAATCTTACTGGTGTTATTACATCTGTTGGTAGTGCAACATCCATTGCTTCGCAAACTGGTACAGGAACAAAATTTGTTGTAGATAATAGCCCAACAATCGTAACTCCAACACTTAGTGGAAATACAACTGCTGGAACAATTAACAATACAACAATTCCATCATCCAAAACCCTTGTTGCTACAGATTCAACTCAGTATGTAGTGCCTTCGCAGACTGGAAACAGTGGAAAATATCTAAAAACAGATGGAACCACATCGTCCTGGGCAACTGTCGCAACGGACCCAACACCATCCATCTTTCTACTAATGGGAGCATAATAAATGGCAACAACTTACAAAGTACTTGGGCAATCTGCCCCTAGCGCAACAACAGCAACAACCTTATATACTTCGTCAGGAGCAGCAATTGTTTCTACAATTAACGTAGCAAATTTAAGTGCAGCCCCAGATACTATTAGAATTGCCGTGCGTCCAGCAGGTGCTTCTTTATCTAATGAACATTATATTGTTTATGGAGTCCAGGTTCCTGCTGGTTCTGTATTTACATTTACTGGTGGCGTAACGTTAGCAAATACAGATGTAATAACAATATATTCAACTACTGGAAATAGCGCATTTAGCGCATTCGGAACGGATGGAAACTAATGGCAGTCTCAATCACTGGCGGAACAGTATCAGCAAGCGCCTACCTTAACTTTAATGCACAGACTGGAACAACATACACACTTGTTGCTGGTGATGCTGAAAACAAACTTGTAACTTTGTCAAACGGTTCATCGATTACACTTACAGTGCCACCTTCAGTCTTTACTGTTGGCCAACAAATTAACATTGCACAAATTGGTTCTGGTCAGGTTACCCTTGCTCAGGGTGCTGGTGTAACAATTAACTCAAATGGTGCATCACCAACTGCCCCTAAACTCAGAGTCCAATGGTCTGCTGCAACAATTATCTGTACAGCAAGCAACACGTTTCTTGTAATAGGAGATATTTCCTAATGCCCCTAATTGGTGTTTTTGCAGAGAGTAAAAGAGTAAAGCCTTCGGCTCCAGTTATTAGCACTATAACAGCGCCAACAACAGGTTCGCTTTCTGTTTCTTTTACAGTGGTTGACGGCGGATTACCAATTACAAGTTTAACGTTTACTTCAAGTCCTTCGGTTACTTTAACAACTTCTTCAACAAGTAGCCCTGCGACAGTAACTGGAACATTTGTTGCTGGTACTACATATGCAATAACTATGACTGCCACAAATTCTTTAGGAACTTCTGACGCTAGTAATAGTGTTTCCCTTATTCCAAATCCAATATATTCTCTAAGTACAACATTCAACGCGTCTGGAAACTTTACTGTTCCTAGTGGAAAAAATCTTATGGCTCTTGTTGGTGCATCTGCTGGCGGTAATGGCGGTGGTGGCGGAGCAAACCGTACTGGCGGAGGTGGAGGAGGTAGTGGTGCAGGATTTTCAATTAGAGATATTTCTGTAACTCCTGGTGCCAACTATGTTGTAACTCTTGGTGGTGCTGGCGCTGCAACTACTTTTGGAAATATATTAACAGCCAATGGTGGTAATAGTGGTGTTATTGGAACTAGAGGTAATGGTGGAACAATAACTTACAATACTGGAACAGCCGATACTGCTACTGCTGGTGTAGTTGGTGGTTCACCAAATAGCGGTGCAGGTAGTGCTACTAACGCAACTGCAAATTCAAACATTGCACAAATCTCAGCATTTACTTATGGTGGTGGTGGTGGTGCAGGTGGACTTGGTGGTTACGATAGCAATGGCGGTAATGGCGGTAGCGGTGGAAGTCCTAATGGCGGCGCAGGTGGTCAAGGCGGAAACTTTATTAGTTACAATACTGCAAATGGCGGTTCTCCTGGTGCTGGTGCTAACGGCATTGGCGGCGGAGGCGGCGGTGGTGGTGGTGGCAGTTTAGTTGCTGCTGGGCATACTCAAATGAACGCTGGTAATGGTGGCGCAGGTGGCGCCGCACAGATTCTAGTCTATGTTAAGTAAAGGAATAAATAATGGCTAACTACGCATTTATTAAAAATCAGATAGTTGTTAATGTTGCAATTTTTGACGACCCTACGTCAGAATTACTAGAGCAGTTTAAGAATGAATTTGACTTAGACGAAATTGTTTTAGCCCCACATATCTATGTTACTCCATCTGATTTTTTTATAGATGGAAAATTTATTCCAAAACAAATTCATAACGGTTGGACATTTAATGAGGAACAGTATTCCTGGGAACCTCCAGTTCCCTATCCAGCAGATGATTTAGTATATACTTGGGATAATGAAACCCTTTCCTGGGTTAGATAAAAACCAAATAAATGGGGGATGCTTTGAAAATCATATTCACAAATACAACTTCATTTACTGATTTAGAGCCACCGCAACTGTCATCAAAATTTATGCCAGAGTGGTATAAAAAAATGGATAGTTACATAGGAAATAAAAAAATTCCAGATGGCGGTGGAAACTCTAAAGCAACAATAAAAAAATGTATGCCAGTATTTGATGCAATCAACGCTGGTTATATTATTGTTTCTCCAGCAGATGTTTATGTATCAATCAAGGATGGCGCACAGTATTTTGAATGGTCAGATTTAAGTTTGATTGGATTCCATCCAATTGAACAAGCACCTGACCATCCAATGAAAAAACCGCACGCATATCCAAAGTGGATAAACTATTGGGCAATTAAAACCCCTAAAGGTTATTCAACGATGTTTGTTCAACCTATGCACAGAGAATCTGTATTTACTATTCTTCCTGGAATAGTAGACACGGATACTTACTGTGCTCCAGTTAACTTTCCAATGGTGATTAATGACCCAGAGTTTGAAGGATTAATCCCTAAGGGAACTCCTATTGCTCAAGTTATACCGTTCAAAAGAGATTCTTGGAGCATGAAGTTTGGTGGAAAAAAAGAACTTCAAGAGCAAGCAAATGTAACTAAGAATCTTCAAACAAAATTCTTTGATAGATATAAAAATATGTTTAGACAGAGTAAAGAATATAAATAATAAAAGGCCCCGCTTCGGCGGGGTTTTTTAATTAAGGGAGGCATGACTTGGCTGGCCAAGATATTACCGAGGGTTTACCCCTCAATGTAGGTAATCCTGGAACAAGTGGATTCTGGACCAATAACGCAGAAGACTATGACGTAGCCTTCGGTGGTATCCCATTCTTCATGGCTCCAACAGATCAGAACCCATATCAGCGCGAGACAGCACCATACCGCAAGGATCAGTTTGATAACTCAAGAGAACCAGGCGAGCAGTCCCTAACAGGCTGGTGGCTACGATCTCAGTCATCTTTCCATGGTGGTGCAGGTATTAAGTTCTATGATCCATCAGCAGGTGAGTCTATTGCTTATCGCTATTTAGATTCACAAGGTGTAAATCCTTGGGTAAAGGGTCAAGTAACCCTGCTCAAAGATACAACAAATACTCACCCAACAACTGGTCCTGTAACTGGAACAGATCACCAACATCCAAATCAGCATATTCGCTCTATTCAATGGAGTGGAGTAAATGGCGTACTGTTACACGATGAGTTTGATGTAGACAAGATTTATCCATCAATTACTGTATCAATTAGCAATAAGGCTTTAACATCTAACGTAGCCACGTTGACTACATCAGCAGCACACGGGCTTACGGTTGGTATGACCATTACGATTACAGGTGTAGATGCTACATTTAATGGCGAATATCGTATTACAACTGTACCCACTTCAACTACATTTACGTATGCCAAGACAGCATCTAATGTAACTTCTACTGCAGTATCCCCAGTTGGCACTGGTGTAACCAATCCAGTAATCCACTTTATTGACTATATCTCTGGCACTGACCGCAAGGTACACGCTATCTGTGATGATGGAGTCAATGCTTATTGGGTTACTAATAAGACTGCAGGCGGCAATCAACGCCTTACTATGTTTAAGAAGCCACTATCAGGTGACTCAGTTACTGGCTCATCTAACCCGTCTGCAACAGGTGATGTTACTCAGATGTTCCAAGATGCAAATATTGAAATCGTATATGCAGCCATGGAGTTCGTTAAAGATCGTATTATTCTATGCGTCAATAACGTAGTTTATGAACTATCAACCAGTGCTACATCTCTACCTAGCGCGATTTACACCAATCCTAATACTAACTATCACTACACTTCTGTAGCCGCATCTGGTCCTGCCATCTACACCGCAGGTCACTCTGGTATCTATTCTACAATTCAGAAGTACACTCTAGGAACCAACGGAGCAATGCCGGTCCTTACACAGGCTGTCGTTGCTGCAGAGTTTCCACCAGGAGAGATAGTTGAAAAACTATACTTCTATCTAGGCTATATGATTATTGGAACCAGCAAAGGTCTACGCGTTGCCAATGTTAATGACCAAGATGGTTCCCTTGAATATGGTCCACTTGTCTTTGAATCAACTCAACCTGTCTATGACGTCGCCTGTGCTGATCGCTTCGTATGGGCTACTACAGGTGTGGGTTCTAACGCTGGTCTTACTCGCGTTGATCTTGGTCAACTCATTGAAGGAGAACCACTAAGATTTGCTTATGCAAATGACTTGGTGGGAATTAAATCAGGAACACACTTTACTACAGCCGTTGCCTTTATTGGGACAACCAATCGCCTAGCCTTTGCTACTGCGTTTGAAGTTACCGATGGAGCAATCTACTTAGAGTCAGCAAGCGCTCTAGTGACATCTGGGTATGTACAGACAGGTGCTATTCGCTATGGCACACTAGAGCCAAAGAACTTTAAGTTTGTACGCGCTAGAGGTGTATTCACCTTCGGTGCTATGGACATTCAGACAATAGAAGAGAATGGCGATGTTAACAACGTCATTACTTACAATGCCGCAGTCGGCACACCAGAGGCAGCAACTACTGCTCCAGAACTCCCACAAGAGTTCCTATCCTATAAATTTACGCTCTCACGTAGCGCAAGCGATACCAGTCAAGGACCCGTGTTTAAGGGCTTCCAAATAAAAGCGCTTCCTGCAACTAAGCGCCAACGGTTGATTCAGTTCCCCGTATGGTGCTTTGACGTTGAGAAAGACCGTTATAACGTAATCACTGGCTATGAAGGCCGTGCGTGGGAGCGTATTCAATTACTAGAAACTATCGAAGCAGAGGGTGACATTATCAACATCCAAGACTTCACAACAGGAGAGCGTGTGCAAGGGCTAATTGAGCAAGTGCAGTTCTCTCGCAAGACCCCACCTAGTGGAAATTTCTCTGGGTTTGGTGGTTTACTCACAGTAACAGTTAAGACAGTCTTATGACAGTTACTGAGTGGGCTGGTTTTTTCGTAGCGCTGATGACTCTGCTTGCAGGGTTTACAGGTTTTGTTCGATGGTTAGTTAAACACTATCTATCAGAATTAAAGCCAAATGGGGGTAGTTCTGTCAAAGATCAAGTGAACCGATTGGAACAACGCGTTGACCAAATATATCTCCTCCTCTGCGAGAAGGACGGCAAGTAGACTAGGGATTATTCTCCTAGTTATAGGCACATCTTATCTATTCCCAGCATCATCACAGGCCGTAATGGTCTCAAACGTACAGATTACTTGTACCACTGCCGACGGCACTGAGACTAGAACTGCTAGTGTTGGCTGGGATAATAGTAATAGTTTCTTTAATGGTAAGGGTGATATTGCCCGATTGTATTGTGAAGGCGGATTTAATGGACGATTCACTGTTTATATTAGTGACAGTCTTTCTGATAACACTCTTCGTTATTATGGCGGTATAGTTCCTACTCACGAAAGTCCCACCGAGACTCAAACTGTAGTCTCTGAGACTCAAACTGTTGTTTCAGAAACTTCAACTGCTCCCTCGCCTCAACCAAGCCCTTCTCCGAGTCCTTCAACAGAAGATTCTGGGACCGCAAGTGTCGATTCTCCGACTGTAGTTGTTCCGTCTCCTGATACAGTTTCTGCACCTGCTGAGACAACAACTGTAACTGAGTCTGCAACCGTTGAGACACAGACTCAAACTTCCGATACTTCAACACCTGTACTACCAGTAGAGACATCAACGGTAGATACCCAAACAGCAGAATCAATTCCAACATCTGTGGTTACTCCTCTTCCCGAGCCAACGCCAATAGTACAACCAGAGCCAATAGTGGTATCGCCACCAAGACCAGAACCTGAGCCACAGCCTCAACCAGAGCCATCACCCGAACCATTACCTGAACCTACTCCAGAGCCAGAACCTGAGCCTGAACCAGAACCCACGCCTGAAGTTCCTGAAGAACCAGAGCCTGAGGTTGACGAACCAGTGGATGAACCAGAGGTCGTAGAGCCTGAGATTCCTCTTGAGCCAGAAGAGCCCGTTGAGGAACCTGAAATTACGGAGCCTGAGATCGTTGACGAACCAGAGCCACTTGAGCCTGAGGTTGAACTTGCTGAACCTGAGCCAACGCCTGAACCAGTACAACCTGAGCCTCCTATAGAAACACCTGAGCCAACTGTACCAGAAGTTGTACAACTTACTGAATCGACAGACCTCAGCGTGTTGCCTCCTGATACTCCAGTGGAACTGGAGAACGGAGTCATCCTGACAGCAGAGGTAGTGATTGCTCTTGAACTCCTTGAGAATCCTGCTGAATTGCTCGCAGAACTCTTTACAGATCCAGGACAAGTCCTTACCGCCCTATCAAACATTGGTGCAGATATGTCACCAGAGGTAAGAGAAGAGTCAGAGAAGGTTGTTCTATCAGCCATCATCGCTGGAAACATAGCCACCCAAGCCGCAGCAGGTGCTGCTGCAGTAGCCGCATACAGAAGGAAACCCTAATGAAAAAATGGTTCTCAGATTTCTTTAACCAACTCTGGACAATCCTGGGCATGTTCATCGCCTGGGTTGTTCTAGAAGGGTCTGCAAAGACCATAGTTGGTTACGCAATCATGGTCACACTTGTTGTCTGGGTAGTGACCCTCAACATCCGAAACATGAAGGACGAATAATGGATACATTCAAGAACGTAATGATGAGAATCTTTGCGGTAATCGCAGCAGAATCTCTCGGAGTTATCGGTGCTGGATCATTGGTTGGGATTGAAGTATGGCAGGCAGCAACGCTTGCTGGAGCCTTGGGAGCAGCACGTGTGCTTGAAGCCCTTGCCCGTTTCTACCTAGCAGATGGAAGCCTCACCTCAGAAGAAATCAACGCAGCCTTTGCTAAGGTTGATAAGAAAGCAGGAGAATAATGGGTCAACGTTTAGACTTCATCGCAATCGCCAGAGGCGAAATCGGTGTAATCGAAGGTCCTAAGGACAACGAAACCAAGTACGGTGCTTTCACTAAGGCGAACTTCTTGCCTTGGTGTGGCTCATTTGTGAACTGGTGTGCCAATGAAGTGGGTCTCAAGATCCCTAATTGCGTATCAACAGTTGCAGGTGCTACCGCGTTTATGAAGAAGAACCAGTGGGAAAAGGCTGAGGAAGCAATTCCTCTTCCAGGAGATATCGTGTTCTTTGATTTTCCAAACGACGGGGTAGACCGAATCTCACATGTTGGCATTGTCGTTAAAGATAACGGCGATGGCACAGTCACCTGTATCGAAGGCAATACCGCCCCAGATAAGAAGGGCGACCAGCGTAACGGAGGACAAGTATGCCTCAAGGTACGCGCCTACAAGAAGAAGAATGGCTCCAAACTCCGCAAGTCACAAGTCGTGTCTGTCGTCGGTTTTGGCAAGCCAGTATTCAAGTCATAAGGAGAAACATGACAACAGATAAACTCATTGCAATCCTAACCACGTACGCACGTGCTGCAGTTCCTGCAGTTACAGCGCTTTACATGGCAGGTGTAACTGACCCAAAGACTTTGGCTTATGCCTTCGTCTCAGCCTTCATCGCACCTGTGTGGAAGGCTCTCGATCCTAAGTCCCCAGAGTTCGGCAAGGGTTCTAAGTAACCTAGCCTGCTCTCAACAATCAGCCCCTCATCAGACTAACCTCTGGTGGGGGGCTTTTTGTCGTCTCTACAATGCCCCAAATCGCCCCGAAAGATGGCGAGTTGCGCCTAGTTTTTGGCTTCCGAGGGTGATTGTATAGGTCGGGTCATCAAATCGTCCCAACTCGAAGTGCATTTACTCTGATTAACTTCTGTTCAACCACCTGTGGAATAGAATCCTGAGCCGTTAAACTTGACTGGCACAGGGTTAAAAACACGCCTCATAACGTCACCACAGGCGCATAGAGGGGCCTCATGGTCGAAGGGTAGGGTGAACTCTATGACTTCCCCATCCCCAGGGCATTCGTAGTCGTAGGTTGGCATCAGACATCCCTCCAGCAATCGTAGCAGTAGTATACTTTGTCGACAATTACAAAGGTGTCATCTTCGGTGTTGATGGTCTTGCGACACTCGTCGCAAATGGTTATCTCTATCATGCGGAAGATCGTATCACATGATATCCTTCGTGGGCGGGTTAAACCGTGGGGCAGAAACTTCAAATGACGGACGACGGCAAAGCCTAGTTCATCGCCTCCCTGAACCACCAATTTTTTTGGGGGGTAGGGGGGCATTTCTTAAATTCAGGACTCAGGCAGGAAGATAAGAAATGCGGAGATGTAGTGTGATGGGGAGTTCGTCAGAACTCTGGATAGATATCGAATCGGATATCGACGACGCGATTGACTTCGTGGAAGGTTCAATCTTCCTAAAACATAATCGTCTGATATAGTACTTCCATGAATACAAAAACTACCTTACTTTGCCCACTCTGTAAATCGCCTCTTGTCAATACTAGAGCAGGTCTTCAATGCTCTAATAAGGACTGCGACTAATGAAATCATTACCTGAACATATCTCTTACTCGTCACTAACCACTTGGCAAGAATGTGGTTGGAAGTACTACCTCACCAAGGTCGAGGGTGTGCAAGAAGCACACGCCGTCTGGTTCACTGGCGGTACAGCCGTACATAAGGCTACCGAAGTTTATGATCTTGAAGGCGGAGATCCCGAAACCATCTGGAACAAGGTCTGGTTCGATCAGGTCAAAGAAGATGAAGAACTCCACGGAGACATGAACACATGGCAGTATGCCAAACGTGAGGATATGTCGTGGTGGTATGGCGAAGGCATCTGGATGCTTGAGAAGTGGATCAAGTTCCGCAACAATGGCTGGAATGTCTACGAAGATTTTATTGAAAAGCAATACGAAATTCCTATCGAGGATACCATCGTCAAGATGGCAATTGATAGAGTCATGACCGATTTCGATGGGAATAGGGTACTCATCGACATCAAGACTGGTGCGTCATCCCAGAAGCATCCTTTGCAACTTGCAGTGTATGCATGGGCATTGGGTAAGCATGGGATTACTGTCGATAGGGCAGGTTTCTGGGATGCACGTACTGGTACAGTTTCACAATGGAACCTAGAATTTCTACATGCTGAACGAGTCGAGGACATACTCAACACCTTCGACATCGCTCGAAAGAACTCAGTATTCCTGCCCAACTTCTCAAACTGTGGCAGATGTGGTGTGATATCCTCATGCAAGTTTCTTCACTCAACAAAAAAAGGAGATAACAAATGACTGGAAACTTCCAAGTCAGCAGTAAACTACCCGATGGACGTATCTTCGTGGTAGCCTCAGAGACCTACGTTGGTTTCTGTGAAGCACTAGAGAGTGCAGTCGGTATCGAAGAGTCACAGGATGTACTCAAGGTAATGGCACAGTCTCTAACAGGAGCACCTAGCAACGGTGTTCAGGCAGTTCAAAATATCGCAGCAGCATTTCCTGGGGCTGAGGCAGTTCACACTGCACACCCAACCAATGCTGGTAATCTTGGACCATCATCTAAGACCTGCTCACATGGTGTAATGACCAAGCGAACAGGTGCAGGTGCAAAGGGTCCATGGAAGGCATACATGTGTCCTTCACCTAAAGGAACACCAGATCAGTGCGAACCAGTATGGGTACGCCGACACGATTCTGAATGGAGTACATTCTAAGATATGAGAACCCTAGCCCGTGCAGTTGGTGGAAAGGACATCGGTGGTGAACCATTACCATCAGTGTTCCGCACGTTTGATGCCAACAAAGTAGTTATTCGCCGATCCGAAGTTTCGATGATTGCTGGCACTCCTGGTGCTGGTAAGTCGACACTGGCTTTGGCTATTGCGCTACGGGCTAAAGTTCCTACCTTGTATGTATCAGCCGACACAAACGCTCACACAATGGCTATGCGTCTGCTATCTATGATTACCAGCAAGTCCCAGTCTGATGCTGAGCACATGCTCAACGAAGATATTGAGGGTAGTCGTAAAACAATTAATGATTCCTCGGGGCATATCTTCTGGTCGTTTGAGTCAGCACCTACGCTGGCAGATCTCGATCAAGAGGTAGAAGCATTCGAGGAATTGTGGGGCTGTTCGCCGACTCTCATAGTTGTTGATAACCTTATGGATATCTCCAATGACGGGGGAGAAGAGTTTGCTAACATGCGTTCCACAATCAAAGAGTTGAAATATCTCGCAAGAGATACCAACGCTGCGGTATTGATACTGCATCATACCAAAGAGTCGTATATGGGGAACCCGTGCCAACCTCGCTCTGCTTTGCAGGGCATGGTGGCGCAGTTGCCTGCACTTATCTGTACAGTGGGAACTAACGCACCAGGCTACCTCGCGGTAGCGCCCGTTAAGAACCGCTATGGTAAGGCAGATCCAACTGGGGATACGGCTTTTTGGTTGCAGTTCAATCCCGAATTTATGGATGTCTCAGATATACCTGAACGGGTACAATGAAGCACATCAATGATTTGAAACCTGACTACTCAAGGGCTATGGATATCAGAGGTGAACCCACCACTGTATGCGTATGTGGGTGTTTCGTTTGGAATCTTAAAGTAACATTTGAAGCAGATGGTACGATAGGAATGTACTTTCTAGATATGGAGTGCGCTGACTGTGGAACACAGGCAACTGCCCCAACTGAGGAGTAAAGATGAAACTAAGAACATACATATTCTTGATGATTTTTGTGGTCTTTGTGGGTACACTGCCCCATACTGTGGGTGCTCTTACTTTGCAAAAGAAGATTATTCAAATTGAAGAAGAGATCGTCTACCGATGCGCTAACCCAGCGATGAGGGAGATGAAGTTAATTGCCAAGGACGTTGCTAAGATGAAAGTCATGGCACAGTTCAAGAGCATTAAAGAGTGGAAGGCTTTAGATGAACTATGGTACATCGAGTCACGCTGGGATTACACAGCAGATAATCCTCGATCTACTGCCTATGGCATACCTCAACTGCTCAAAATGGATCCAAAAACTCCATTGATAAAGCAGATTGACTTGGGATTGAAATATATTAAGCACCGCTATGGCACGCCTACCAAGGCGTTGAAGTTCCATAACAGACATGGTTGGTACTAATGAGCAACGCAGCAAAGGCCAAAGGATCTAAGGCCGAAAGAGATATTGTCACTTATCTAATTGAGAACGGATTCCCATACGCTGAAAGGCGTTTAGCAGGGGCGCAAGAGGATAAGGGCGATATCGCTGGTGTCAATGGTGTCTGCATCGAAGTTAAAGACCATGCAAAGATGGCTCTCTCTGGTTGGCTAGAAGAGTTACGAGTTGAGATGATTCATGCTAAGGCATGGACTGGCGTGGTATGGCACAAGCGCAAAGGTAAGTCATCTCCTGCTGATTGGTATGCTACAATGCCTGGGTCAGTGTATTTAGAGTTACTAAAGAAGGCGATGAAAGATGAGCCAAGATAAGCCAGATATAACAACAATTCTTGAGTACTACGGTGCTCAGGTTCCTACCCGTAGTGGTTGGGCTAAACTCAAATGCCCATTCCACGATGATTCACATGCGTCAGCAGCAGTGCACCTCAAAGAGAACATCTTTAAGTGTCATGGTTGCCAGTACAAAGGCGATGCGTATGCTATCATTATGCAGAAAGAAGGAGTGAATTTTCGTGAAGCAATCACACTTGCAAAGAGAATCTTTGACCAGAGCGGCAAAGTTTTACCACAGCGCACTGCACGAAGCGGAGGACTACCTCGCAGAACGGGGGATCTCTCTGGAGCAAGCCCAGCGGATGCGCTTGGGCGTCGTGCTAGAGCCGCTCACGGGTCATGAAGCCTATATCAATCGCTTGGCGATTCCGTATCTTACGCGTTCGGGGGTGGTTGACCTTAGATTCCGTGCGATGGACCACTCAGAACCAAAGTACATGGGCATCACTGGGGCAACAACGCATCTCTACAACGTGGGTGCATTCTTCAAAGCGTCCTCATATATTTCTATCTGCGAGGGTGAGATTGACACGATTACGCTTGATGCTGTTTGCGGGATACCTGCGGTGGGGGTCCCTGGAGTCAACAACTGGAAGAAGCACTACACCAGACTCCTCTCGGACTTTGAGAAAGTATTTCTATTTGCTGATGGGGATAATGCTGGTGCTGAGTTTGGTAAGTCTCTTGCTAAGGAGTTACCTAACTTGACCATCGTCAACATGCCCGAGGGCGAGGATGTAAACAGCATATATCGGACAAATGGTGTAGAATATTTCCAACAAAAGATTGCGAGTGCCTAATGTTAATGCCTGATAAGACTGGCGTGTTTAGATGTGAAGATAAGTGCTCGTTTGCAACGGCAGATATCTTCGAGTTTATGGATCACTGTGGCATCGAATTTGGTTGGCAAGTACGCCTAAATAAGCGTTTTTCCTTTGATTTATATACGTTTTTGAGCCTTCTCAACGACACTGTGAACAATGGTGATCTTGATGATGCATGGACTATTGTCCAAGATGCAACCCTCATGATGGTCAATGCAAGTGAGGGAGACCTAGAAGAATTCGTTGAGGAGACAGTCGTTGCCTCTGAGATGAATGACATGATGAGCGACCTAGAAAGACTACTCAAGAAAGATGGCGATGAAAAAGATTAAGCAAGTAAAAGAGTTAATGACTAATGAATACAAG